AAACCAAGAACCTTGGGATCGTGCGGGCTACCAACGTCTCCAATATGGACTAATCGGAGGTAACCCCTAATGGCATCTGTTTTTGAAGCAACCGCTGGTTTAGCTATCGGCTACACCACCGGCTCCTCGGTCACTCAAGCCACCTCTAAGGCGACTGGCGTGACCATCAACAGCGCCGCTGGCGCTATCACCCTGAACGACGCAGCCCTGGCAGCAGGCGCTGAGGTTTCGTTCACCGTCACCAACGACAAGGTGACTGCCTCCGACGTGGTTCTCGTGAACCATGCTTCGGCTGGCACTGCGGGCGCCTACCTGGTGCAAGCCAACAGCCTGGCGGCTGGATCCTTTGCGATCACTGTTGCCAACCTGTCTGGTTCTTCCGCTTCTGAGGCAATCGTCCTCAACTATGTCGTCATCAAGGGCGCTAGCTCCTGATGGGTCTGTTCGCTTTTAGGCGAGCACAGGAACAGGCGGCTGCTGCTTCGGCGGCAGCCCCTAGCCCTGTGAACGAAACTCCAGAGGAATCTTCCGAGAAGCCCGATGGCAATCACAATCGACGCAACAGTCGGGGGCGAAAGCGCAAACAGCTACCTGACGCTGAGTGACGCCGACGATCTTGTCGATGGCATGGTGCTTAGCACTGATGCTGCCAAGTGGGATTCGGGCACCGATGACAACCGAAATCGCTCCTTAGTTACCGCAACGCAGCGCATTGATCGCGAGCGGTTCCTGGGTGCGCGTGCGACCGACACCCAAGCGTTGCAGTGGCCGCGCACTGGTGTCAGAAAGCCGGACACTTATATCAATACCTACAGCGTTGGCTTTCCGTTCCGCATCACGACGGATTACTTCACGTCAGAAGAGATTCCAGATCAGATCAAGCGGGCGACGATCATCCTTGCCGTCTACCTGCACAACAACGTTGACGGACTAGAGCTGAGCGGGCTCGAAGACTTCAAGAACCTGCAAGTCGGGTCGGTCAACCTCACGCCCAACTTTTATGGCGCAGTGGGTGCAGATCGCATCCCGCCCATGGTTGAGCGTTATTTCACCGGACTTAGAATCAGTGGACCGGGCAACGTCTCAATCAAACGGAGCTGATCATGGGTTACGCCTACCCCGGCGCTGAGTACATCGACGACACCGCTGCGCACACTGGGCGTTTCGGCAAAATCGTTGCCCTTGAAGATTCCGTGATTGCGACCCTGGTTGCATCGGACTACACCGGCAACACCCTTTCGGCTGTGCCCTTGAAGGCAAGCTGCGAGATGTATGGCGTCTTCACTAGCGTCACGCTCACTAGCGGCACCGTTGTTGCCTACCGAATCTGATGGCACTCGGGGATCTGATTGCCAAGGCGATTCCCAAGGCGTTCACCAAGGTGGGCACCGAGGTGACGTTTCGCAGCGTTGCTACCGGTGCCTATGACACGTCAGATGGCACGGTCGCCGAAACTAATACCGACACCGAGCACGTCGGGACGCTCCGCGACGTTCGCGAGGCAGAGGTCAACGAGCTAGTTCAAGCAGGCGACAAGATCCTGACCGTGCCGGCGGAAGACTTTACGTCCCGCCCGAATAACCGGGACAAGGTCGTTATCAGCTCTGTTATCCATCAGATCATCGCGGTCCGGGTCGAGGAGATGAATGGCGTTGATCTGCTTTACGACTTTGTGCTGAGGGCGTAGCGATGGCAAGCACTATCCCTCTCGACAAGATCGTTGACTTTCAGGAGGAGCAAATCAAGCTCCTGGTCAAAAGGACAACAAATGCCTGGTACACGCAAATCATTACGCGAAGACCAGAAAACCTAGGCACGCCGAAAGACACAGGCGATCTCAAAAAGGCTTGGCAGATCGACATCTCAGAGCCTTATACGGGCAAGATCTTTAACTCGCTTGAGTACGCCGAGCCCGTAATTTATGGCAGCAACCTGCCTGCGTCTTGGCAAGGGCAGTGGCGGACCCGTTGCGGGGCTACACAGGGGTTTCCTGATCTCTTAGGGCTAGAGGTAGCGCGAAAGAGTGTGCCCAAACTGATGAGGGCAATCGCTAAGGGGCGCTAATGGCAGCACTCAACCTCAACACCGTCCGCGCCACTATCGAGGGTCGCCTGGCAACCGAACTAGCGAACACGCCTGCTATACCGGTCGTGTTCCATAACATGCCCTACGAGCCGACGCCGAATAGCTCCTGGGTTCAATGCCAGACTACGTTCGGCGCTAGTGAGTACCTAACGCACGGCGATACAACCGACAGCCGCAATCGCCTCTTTGGCTTGCTGACGATCAACATCTTTAGCGCCCCTGGTGTTGGTCCTGGAGCTAACTATGTGATCGGTGACAGAATCCGAGATCTCTACAATAGGGTCACCGTGTCGGGGGTTTTCTTCGACGCTCCAACAGGTCCAGAGGTCTTGGTTTCGCCCAGCCCCGAGGGCTACTTTCAAACACAGGTCCGTGTGACCTTTGAATCCATCGAGGAACTCTGACCCATGGCAACCATTCGAGGCGAATCTGGAGCTGTTCAGTTCGACGCTGCTGGCTCCACTAATGCCACCATCGTCGGCACTCGCTCCTGGAGCCTGACTGTTACCAAGGAAACGTTGGACACCAGCGTTCACGGCGACACTTTCCGCCAATTCGTTGGCAGCATGGTGTCTGGCTCTGGCACCGTCGAGCTGGTCTACGACCCTGATGCGACTGGTCAGGCTGGCTTCCTTGAGGACGTTGTTACCACTGGCGACCCCGCAGACGCCACCTTCGAGCTGTTCACTACCGGCACTACCTCCGGCACCGATTCGGTCAGCTTTGCTGGCATCATCACCGATATGGAGATCAGCTCCACCGTTGGCGAACTTGTAGTTGTCAGCTGTAGCTTCATCACCAGCGGCACCATCACTTCCAACCTTGAGTGATGAGGTGTAGTATCAGGGCGATTTAATACGCCTTGATGCCTACATCTAAACGCCTTGTAGACGAACTGGTTGAGGCGTTTGACCTCAACCAGCGTCGCAAGTTCGTTCTTAAGCACCCCAGCGGCAAGTCCTGGGAACTGTTTTTCCCTCCGATTACGCGGGCAGACCGGAAGAAGGCGCAGGCGCTTGCAGGAACAGAGGAGGCGCTCGACGTAAGCACGCAGATGCTTTGCCATAAGGCGGAGCTGAAAGACGGAACCAAGCCTTTTGCTGCTGCTGACGCCGCAAAGCTGCAACGGATGCTGCCTGAGTCCGTCCTAAATGACCTTGAGTTCTTCCTGTTCGGCGTCGGGTCTGAGGTCGATTACGAGGAAGCAAAAAACGACTAGGGCAGGACAACTGGCTCTTCTTTGAGTTCTTTCTGTCCTGCGAGCTAGGGATGACGGTCAGCCGTTTGCGGAACGAGCTGACCGATGCTGAGTTTGTGCATTACGCCGCCTTCTACGATCTAAAACAGGAGCGCGAGCAAAAGGCGATCGAAAAGGCGAAGCGGCAGCGCCGGTAGGATTGTTGTATCTGTAGGCGGCAACAGTGGCAGACGCTCAGTCGAAAATCAGGCTGCTGGTTGAGGCTGTAGGTCAGAACGATCTGCGAAAGACTCGCAAAGAGATAGACAAGCTAAAGGACGCAGCAGGCGGGGCACAGAACAATATCCGTAGAACAAGCGGCGCTCTCCGCGATACAGGCAAGGCGGCAAAGGTTGCTGAAACGGGCGTCAATCGACTAAATGGCGCGATTAGGAATCTGCTTGGCGCTTTTACGGCTATCCAGGCAGCAAAGTTCGTCATCTTTAAGACCGCCGAGCTACAAAAGCAGACAAGAAGCCTCGAGGTCCTTACCGGTTCGCTAGAGACGGCGAAAGACGTCATTGCTGACTTACAGGCGTTCGGTCGAGTGACGCCCTTTACGAGCTCGGAGCTAATTGAGACCGCTAAGCGTCTCAAGGCTTTCGGCTTCGAGACCGAGAAGATCGTTGACGTTACTAAGCGGCTCGCTGACGTAGCCGGAGCGACTGGCGCTGACCTCGGGGGAATCGCGACCGCCTTTGGTCAGATTCAAGCGAAAGGGCGCTTGCAGGGCGAAGAGCTCTTGCAGCTACAGGAGCGCGGTGTCGATCTACAGGGCACGCTTCGGGAAGCCTATGGGCTGACAGCGGAAGAGTTTCAGAAGGCGCTGTCTGCGGGACGCATTGGAGCCGATGCCGTCAACTTTGCGCTAGAGAAGCTCACTGAAACCGGCGGTAAGTACGCAGGAGGCGCGATCGCGCAGTCAGACACGCTTAGCGGCAAGTTCAGCACTCTTGTCGACAATATTGAGGCGATCGCCCGCGCGATCGGCGAGAAGCTAACCCCCGCGCTAAGTGGAGCTCTTGACGTTGCTATTCAGACAGCAAGCGTTATCTCGACGCTTCTGACCGGTGGGCAGGCGTTGGACTTCGGTAAAGCCAGGGTCGAGCTGATTACGCCTGGGGGGACAGAGAAGGATCTACAAAGGATCCTTGACCTGACACGGCAGGCGTCTACGGCTGGTCTTGATGAGGCAGGGCTAAAAGCGTTAGCCGGTCAGATCAAGACCAACCAACAGGCCGTGCAGGATGTTCTCGCGAACATCAATCTAAGGAGACCGTTTG